GGGCGACTGGCATAAAAGATTGGGGGTGGCTAAGCTACAAGGCTGGAAAACCGTTGCCTGATAAAATGCGAGTTGAGAAATGTATTAGCGGCGACACCTAACAACTCATTCAACCGGAGCGCAAATAGCGCGGCTTTCATCCGCCAAGTTGAATGCTTGGTTAGATTCTTCCCGCCCGGTTAATTCGGGCGTTAGACAGCTTCAGGAGGTGAAAGTATGAGTGACGACAATAATCGTTTTGATGGAATGAGAATCTATGAATTCATGCGCGCGACCCAAGCTAAGTACATCATCCGAGGTAATAAAATCCACGTATTCATGAGTGCTTCGCAGCCGGTCTTCGAGATTCGAGGCAACAAAATATACAAATCCATGAGTGCCAGCCAACCAGTTTATGAGATTAGAGGAAACAAGATACATGAGTTTATGAAAGCGAGTCAGCCAGTTTATGAAATCAGGTGATAGCTACGGCTGAATATCATGAAGTGAGCAGTATTTCAGGTAAGGCGCTGTCTAACAACGACATGCACCCGACGCCTCGGAACTCTCAAGGATACTAGAAACCTTTCCACCACCCAAACAAGCGTAGCCAGCCTTAATTTACCCGTCAACGCCGCTATTCCCTTCCCGCCTGCCAGAAACATAACTTCCGACTTAACGCTATAAGCTAAGTGGCGGAAGTGCCCCTAATGGTCTTACACGCTAGAAATATACATTTCGAGTTGCTGCTATAAATAATAGGGCGGGAGTCCTAAGTACCTCATCTTATGCCGATATATGTGAGTCAAGGGCATTCCCGCTAAAAATAATTTCATGGATTTCAGACTACATCACAAACAAGGAGTTGCCTTCCTCAGTCACGCTACCGAGCTTTTATACGGTGGCGCGGCTGGGGGCTAGTTAGGCGGAAAATCCCACCTCATGCGCATCGCTGCCATCGCTTGGTGCATGCTGATCCCGGGGTTGCAGGTGTATCTCTTCCGGCTGACGAGGCCGGAACTATTGAAAAATCACATGGAAGGCCCGTCGAGCTTTCCGGTACTGCTCGCAGAGTTGATCAATAGCAAACGAATCAAGATCAATTACTCCGATTTGACAATTGAATTCTGGAACGGCTCGAAGATCTTCCTCTGTCACTGCCAGTACGTGAAGGATTTAGCTAAGTATCAAGGCGCGGAAATCCATGTGCTGTTGATGGACGAGCTAACGCACTTCCTAGAGGAGAAGTATCGGTTCCTGCGTGGTCGTCTTCGTCTCGGCGCACTGCAGCTTCCTGAAAAGTATCAGGGACTATTTCCTCGAATACTTTGTGGGAGTAACCCGGGGAGCATCGGCCACAACTGGGTGAAGCTATCGTTTGTTGACAACGCCGCCCCGATGCAGGTCCGGGAGATGGAGAAGACGGAAGGAGGAATGAAGAGACAATTCATTCCTGCGCTCCTTGAAGATAACCCGACGCTCACCGAGAACGATCCTGACTACGAGTTTCGTCTCGAAGGGCTCGGCAGCCCGGAGCTGGTGCGGGCGATGCGCATGGGCGACTGGGATATCGTCGCCGGCGGCATGCTCGATGATCTTTGGAAACGCGAGAGACACGTCATCGCTGCCTTTCCGATTCCTTCGAGTTGGTACGTGGACCGCTCTTTCGACTGGGGAAGCTCAGCTCCCTTTGGCGTCGCCTGGTGGGCCGAAAGCGATGGCACCGAAGCCACTATGGCCGACGGCACGAAGCGCTCCTTCCCGCGCGGCACGGTCTTTCTCATCAACGAATGGTACGGGTGGACGGGGCGCGCCAATACAGGGCTCAAGCTGCTGGCCGTCGAGATCGCATCAGGCAGAGACCAGGAGGACGGCTCGCGACTGCTCGGCATCCTGGAGCGTGAAGAGTGGATGCGCGAGAGCGGCCTGATCGGAAAGGACGCTTCTGTCTCGCCGGGGCCCGCCGACAGTTCGATCTTTGATGCAGAGAACGGCGTCTGCATGGCCGACGACATGCGGAAAGCCGGGGTCCGCTGGCTAAAGGCCGATAAATCCCCCGGCAGTCGTAAGACAGGCTGGGAGCGACTCAGGAAATACCTAAAGGCCTCGCTTTCCTTTCCGATGGAAGAGCCGGGGATTTTCATCTTTAACACCTGCGCGCAGTGGATACGCACCGTCCCGGTGCTGCCGCGCGACACCTCAAAACCTGACGACGTTGACAGCCAGGCCGAAGACCACATGGGCGATCTCACTCGCTATCGAATCATGAACCCACCGAAGAAAGTCTGGACAGTAGCCTAATGACTGAAGAAAACAAACCTCACAGCTTCACAGAGCGCCTCACATCAGCTCTGGCAAATTTTCGCGGCGAAGATAACCCCGCACGCCACAACGTACTCGGCCTGGAGCCAACGGAAGCAAAAGGCGCATCAAGCTCTTCGGGCGCCCGCCACTACGGCTATGACGGCGGATACGGCACAAACTTCGAGCGCATCTTCCAATCCATGTTCGGTCGCTACCAGGGCAGCCGCATTGATTACTCGCGCGAGATCGGCGATCCAACGCAAAGCTCGCTCGTGATGGCGGCGGTCAACTGGCTCGGACGCACTCTCCCGGAAGCTCCGCTTGAAGTCGTCGAGAAGATGGCGGACGGAAAGACGAACATCATCCAGGATCACGAGGCCACGCTGCTTCTCCAGCAGCCGAACGATTTCTACACGGGCGAACTCCTCTGGATGTGTTTCGCGATGTCGTGGATCATCGACGGCAACGTCTATCTCTGGAAGATCAGGAACGCGCTCGGCCAGGTCATACAGCTCTGGTGGCTGCCGCACTTTCTGGTCGAGCCGCGCTATCCCATGGGCGACGATTCCGTCTTTATCAGCCACTACGCTTATCTGATCAACGGCGTCGAGTGGGATATCCCCGCCGAAGACATCATCCATTTTCGAAACGGGATTGATCCGACCAATACTCGTAAAGGTCTATCGGACCTGGCATCACTGCTACGTGAAATCTACGGCGACAATGAGGCCTCGAACTGCAGCGCAGTCCTGATGAAGAACTGCGGCATCTTCCCCTTCGTCGTCAGCCCCAAAGCGAATGTAGACAATGTTGATGTAGATCTGACCAAGGTCAAGGAAGAGTTCGTGCGCAAGACCACCGGTGATGAAAGGGGCAAGCCCATCGTCAACGGGATCGGCGTAGACGTGCAGAAGATGGCGTTCAGCCCGAAGGAGCTGGACATGAAGGCGCTGCGGCGCCTCCCGGAAGAGCGCGTGGCCGCCGTGATCGGCATCCCGGCAATCGTTCTCGGGTTTGGCGCAGGCCTCGACCGCGCGACCTATGCCAACTTCGCTGAAGCGCGCGAGGCAGCCTACGAGTCTTATGTGATCCCGCTGGAGAGGATCATCGCCGGGCAATTGAACCTGCAGCTCATGGGCGACAAGCAGGCGAGGCTCAGGAAGTCGAAGGGCGAGAAGCTTCGGCACGATCTCACGCAGGTGAGAGTGCTGCAGGACGACCAGAACAAGCTCTACGCGAGATTGAGCACGGCTTACCAGGGCGACTGGATGAAACTTAGTGAGGTCCGATCTGCCGCTGGATTGAAAACCGGTCCAAAAGAGGATGTCTACAAATCAGAGCTTGCCAGCCAGAACGGCGATGGTTCCACCGGTGGAACCAATAAGCCGCCGTCAAGTGACAAGCCAGCTAGCAAACCTGCGGAGGATTAGATGGTTGATGCAGAGACAGTCGAACCGAAGCCGCCGCTCAACACGGTGATGGGCAAGATTTTCAACATCATTTTCAACATGAAGTCTGACGCTGAAAAGGGTCGGGCGATTTATGAGCTGATTGACGGCGCGCTCGCGAAAGAGAAGAAAAGCTATCAGGCCGCATACGCGAAATGGGAGCGGCAAAAACGAAGATCACAACGCAAAACCTTACCTTGATCCAACCGATGCCCGTCTCAGAATCTGAACTAATTCACGTCGCGCAGGTCGCATACAATTCGATGGTTGAGTTGCAGCTCCTGCGCGAAGCCGTGCAGCGTGATGACGTTTCCTACTGGGACGGCCTCGACGAAGAAGATCATCTTAGGATACTGGATGCCGTGCGCTACACGATTGTGAACCGGATGGAGGGCGCGCAAAGTCGGCATAACAAATGGGCCAAGGAAAAGATGAAAGAAGGCTGGACATATGGGACGGTCTACAGCTTGAACCGGAAGTGCGATCCGAATGTTTGTGAGTGGGAGAAGCTGCCTGTCGTCGAGCGGCATCGGATGAGGCTGTTCGTGGCTGTAGTTAATTCGCTGGTTTAATGGGAATCATACCAGCCTCCGGTTGAATGAGTTGTTAGGCTGCGTCTTTAACCAACTCATGCCAAGGTGAAATAAACATATTTGCATCAAAATTGAGTTTTAGTGATTATGCGACTTTGAACGTTAAGAAAAATGGGTTATTCGGATCGCTCTTTGTTATTACGAACCTGCTGATTGGAGTGTCGGAATGGTTTATTGTAACTTCATAGCGAGCACTTGATGGAGCATCCCCTGGGAAGTTGCATTCGATTGCTAAAGTATGCATCAGCCCTTCTTTTTTACCTACATTAAACTTATAGGTCAATGGATTGGTACTAATAGGAGTTAACGATGCTCCATCAAGTGAAGCTACACAGAAGTCCCCTATTTGAACAGGAGTAATGTTTATCAGAATATCTTCCCCCGCTTTGACGGTAAATGTCTTAGGAGCATCAGCTACATTGGAAGAATTTATTGGCGGCAGTGAAGGCAAATTTCCACCTGCTTTCGTTCTCAATTTTTCTAATTCGGGTCTAGAAATCTCTATCAACCCAGCATCAGCTAGAAAAACGAGATTCGCGGCAGTTTGTTGTTCTTTTTGCTCTCCCGAGCCTGCCGTCTTTATTGCCTCCAAAATAAGCGTGCTCTGTTGCTTCTGGCGTTCAAGACTCGTGTTATTAAGTCCGTTCAAAACTGTACCGAAGAGTCCTACAAGCCCGGCAAGTACAGCGGCACCAACAGGCGAAAATATTTGATTCCATTTACCCCCTCCCTTTATATTAGCCTCAAATTGCTTACGCTGCAATTCCTGCTCTTTTCTCTTCAGTTTGGCATCGATCGCAATTCGTTGCCGCTCTAACTTGAGTTTCTGAACTTCTATATCGAACTTCTGTTGTTCCAATGTATTTGCATCAGAATGCTTCATAATTCACATATTCCTTTCCATTTATGAATTAAGAATACTATAAAGATAATTATAAGTAGGCAGCCTAACGCCCGAATTAACCGGGCGCGCATACAACGCAGATACGGCCTATGCCTGGCAATCAGTAAAGTTTCTTGAAGGCGGCGTCCGCTGCAACGATTTATTAGGGGCTTTCGCCTAAGAATGCAGCACGAATATTCTCCTTACCCTGCGGAACTGGCCAAATTGGAAGATATTTTCCTAATCGATGCTTGAGAATCTGAGCGCGGAAATATTTCTCATGCTCCCACTCAACCTCCGCCATTGTGAGTAGACAATCAATAAATTCAGGATGACCACAATCACGTGAGTATCGAGCAGCAACCTCATACTCTTTAATGTTCTTGCTTTCTAATTTACCTGCACCATACATTGGGGCCAGCCAACCCGATACATGGCATAGAAATCCCGCAACTCGTCCTATGCACACGTCTTTAACTTCTTTAAAAGTGTTGGGGCGTTCGCCAAGTTTATGAAGAATTTCTCCGACCAACTTCCGATGATGCCACTCCTCTTCTTCAATGGCTCGGATACGATCTCGCTCATCAGAATTGCGGACGGATTTCCAATGGCCACGATAAGCATAAGCAGCTGCAAGTTCACCAGAGTAGGCTAACTGCAGAAGTTTAATAAGGAGAAACCGATTTTTTTGTTGATCCATATTTCAAAGTTTTTAGCGCCTAACGCTCGAATTAACCGGGCGGGAAGTATCTGCGAATAACATTCAAGTTGTCGATGAAAGTCGAGCTATTTCCGCTCGCGTTGAATGAGTTGTTAGGCTCGCCATTGTGGATAAATTGCTTGACTAGCGCAATATAAACTCTTCCGATGTAACCATTCGAGGCTCCTCATTTTCACTGAAAGAGATGTAGATACCTTGTTTGAATTTGCTACCAACATACGTCAGTTCCGCCCAATTATCGAATGTCATTGACCTGCCCGGCGGCAAGACATAAACATCCGGTGCGTGCATCTCAACCTCTTTATACGGGCGATACGAAGTGTTCCCTTCGGGATTCACCCATTGATTCTTCTCTCTATCAAGCCGCATCAGGTAGCCAAGCGGGACGTAGCCGACCGTAGTTTTCCGCCCATGAATATAGACCGCCTTATTTGATTGGTTTCTGATGCGGAAGGTGATTTGCCGATGTGAAGGGGGGATACAGCTTTGATCTGCAATCGGATGTTGCTTAACGGCAGAGAACTCAAGTGCCGACATCTTCGCCGTCGGCAAGCCATCTGCCTGACTAAACAGAAGGAAGAGACTTAACAATAAGGTCACAGGTTCACCTCATCGTTAGAGCCTAACGCTCGAATTAACCGGGCAGGAATCAACCACATCGTGCGACAAGTTGACGATAAAAGCCACGCTATCGCCGCTCCGGTTGAATGAGTTGTTAGGTGCTAGCGGCATGATGTAACAAATGTCTGAAGGACATAGTAATCCTAAGCTACCTTCTTTTAGGTCCCTTTATCCAAGCACCTTCAAAATCTGTGTAATGCTTATTCACCTTTAGCTCAGTACCAAATAGCTCGAATCTTTTAGTTGTGGAATCAAACTTTGCCCTATGCGCCCCCCAGTTCCCACGGAGTCTTTCAAGCAAGACATCATCGTTAGTTTTATAAACGCCATAGTAAAACTCGCCGTCGAAAAGGCCAACACCCTCCCACTCAGGGTTCTCTACCCTGTAATAACCATCAGATATATGGGTAATACTGATCCTGTATTGGCGGCTGTCATGTGTGTGGTACTCGCCTTCAATATCGGGTATCCCAGTGCTTTGCCTTACCTCTTCCTGTGATTTAGGAGTCTCTGCTTCCCGTAATACTTCTGTCAGGGTATCCCAAGGGCGTGCTTTACGATTGGTAAAATCTAAATATTGGAGCGACTCTAACCTAGGATGAAGCAAGGTTCTCTTAAGCAAAATTGGTACAACTTTAACCCCTGTTCCCCAAGCGAACGCCCACTCATATGTAACATACTCTGAAGCCTTAGCTTCCGGCGTCATGACCACTATCAAAGTAAAAGCTTCTTTGATAGCTTGATCAATTTCTAGACGCCAATCCTCACCGCCATGAATTCCAATATCCCGCCAGACAGAAAACCCTTCTTGTTCAAGTCTACTGTGCAGGATTTCCGCAAAATCGCTGTCCTCATGGCTGTGAGAAATGAAAATGTGATTCATAAGTTATTAGCCCTCCTATTAACGAGCACCTAACGCTAATTGGACCGAACCATTCGGTCTAAGTCATTTGGTCCGACTGCGGTCTAAGTAGTCAAATAGGGGTAAATTACCGAAGCCTTCGGTCTAATACATCTGAGAGCTTAGTTTTACCGCTCTTCACAGCAGAACTCAATCCTAATCCGCCACACTATCAGAAAATAAATCTCTCCGTTCTCCTAATCTCTTTAATCGAAATCCGTTTCAACAGTATCCAAAAACATAACTTCTGACTTACTGCTATAAACTGCGCTGGCCGGTGAAAGCCGGATTGGTTGCATAGTTGTTCAACCCTCCTTCTCTGGGTCATAAGAGGCGACCTGTTACGAGCAGGTCGCCTCTACCGCTCACCAAGACCTTTCGGCCCTCATCCACTGAATGAAAACCTCTCAGAAGTCCCCATCCGATAATCTGGAGCGCAAATACGTTGACCTTCGCGAGCTGAAAAGCCTCGACGAGGGTAACGGCGGATTTGAAGGCATCGCAAACTCCTTCGGCTCGCTCGATTCCTACAACGACATCACCGTGCCGGGCTGCTTCAAGGATTCCCTTGCTGATTTCATTCAGCAGGGCTGGTCCGCGCCCGATCACGAGTGGGGCGTCAAATCCGAGATCGGCATCATCGTCGAGGCGCGCGAAACGGATGAAGGTCTCTTCGTCCGCGTCGAGTTCCACCCGACCAAAGATGCCCAGGACGTGCGCGCCAAGATCAAGCACCGGATTGAGAAGGGCAAATCAGTCCGTCTCTCCATTGGCTATTCGACCGAAGACGAACGTCTGGTCAGTGGCCGCGACGCAGTACAGTACCTCCGCAATGAGAGTCCCGAGCAGGTGAACGCCTGCATGGCCGCCTCGCGCGTGCGCCTGCTCTTGAAAGTCAAACTTTATGAGGTCTCACCTGTGAGCGTTCCCGCTGAACCTAACGCGCGTGTCACGGCCGTCAAGGGCGCATTCGCTGACTCTGTGGAAGGCGCAACGCACAAAGGCCTGATGGTGGGCTGCTTTCTTTCGGAGGAGGCCGCCAGGGCCCTGGCCGTCGAAGGCGGTGAAGCGCCTGAATCCCTGCACCTCACGCTCGCCTATTGCGGCGATGTTTCTGCGCTTGATGATATGACCGTCGCCAGGGCGATGGTTGCAATTAAGGATCTGGCCTCATGGAACATGCCTCTCACGGGCAAGGTTTCAGGCCACGGGCGCTTTAACGCGAGCAACACCACGGATGGCAAGGATGTCATTTACGCGAGCGTTGACATGCCCGGGCTCGCCGAGCTGTTCGACTGGATCAGGTCCGTTCTCACATACGCTGGCCTTCCCCCTCGCCGCGACCACGGATTTAACCCGCACGTCACGCTCGCTTACGTTGATGCCGGCGCGCCGTCCCCGGTTGAAAAGGTTGACGATATTGCCCTGCGCTTTGATTCGCTCGTGATCGTCATCGGCGAAGAGCGCACAGTCGTTCCCCTCTCCGGATATTCGAACTCATATTACTGTCTCGGCGCTGATGATGATGTCGAGACGAAATCCCAGGATCTTTTAATCGCCGAACGAGGCTCGCTTGCCGGGCTATCGTTTACCGATCACTCCGAAACGGTGCTTGCCGCTGCATCGGGGTTAGTAGCACGAGCCAAATCCATTCAGACGCTACGCGCCAAAGATGGGCGCGTGATCAGCGCAGCCACGCGCGACCGCATCCGCACTGCACAGGAACGCATAAAAGAAGCGATCCCCGCATTGCAGCAGGTTGA